TTTAGTTTCTGGCGGAAATGTAAACGGACTAACTACACTGGGTGTCACAACAGCACAGGCAACTAATTTATCAAGTGGTAATATTTTAGTAACTGGCGGTAAAGCAATTGGGTTATTATCGTTGAGTGCAACTACCGCACAAGTAACCAATTTATCAACAAGTAACATTTTAGTTTTGAGCGGCAATGTAAACGGGTTGACTACACTACAAGCAACAACAGCACAAGCAACTAATTTTAGTTCTGCTAATATTGCGGTTACTAATGCTAGTTTTACAACAGCCACAGCAACTAATTTTAGTTGCGGTAACATTACCGGATCGTTTAACGGAACAGTAAGCGCATTAGCCAGCGCACCGACATTACCATACTCTTCAAGTAATACTGCTGTGGCAACTACAGCTTTTGTACAAAGCGTGATCCCACAAGGTGTTATATTAATGTGGGCAGGATCGGTTGCGAATATTCCTCTAGGATGGCATTTGTGTGATGGAACAAATAGTACGCCTGATCTACGTGGACAATTTATTATTGGCGCAGGCGGAACATACCCTCCTAATCAAACTGCTGGCGATGTGTCAGTGACACTAGCCATTGGCAATTTACCATCGCATATACATAGTTTATCAGGAGTAACAGCTACAGGAACAACTGGATTAGCTGGAGGACATACGCATACCGCATCATCAACAGTATCCGACTCGGGGCATACCCATAGTACATCAGAATCTGCACATAATCATAGTGTAGCCGACTCCGGGCACAGGCACAATATTGGTATCCAAGGCGGCAATGGATCAGTCAATGCTGCTAACGATTTAGTAGGAGATCCAGGCCAACGTCAGGGTGCTACACGCACTACGGAAACAGCAACAACTGGTATTACGTTAGGGGCTGCGACAACTGGACTTACATTAAATGTTGCAACTACTGGACTTAGTGTTACAACTGGGTTAGCTACTGCTAGTGATCATAGTCATAGTATAAGTGCAAGTTTGTCGGGTAATACTATAGCAACGGGGTCCGGGACACCATTTAGCATATTACCTCCATATTATGCGCTATGTTACATACAAAAGATGTTCTAACGATAAATGAATAATAAACTCATAAATATAACAATAAACAGAGTAATCAAAGGATAGACATGTCGTATACCATTAATTTAACCAACGGAACATCGTTAATACCAGCTGGACTATCAGATGGTACAGTTGATACTACCCATTCGAGCTTGACTCTGATTGGGAGAGATTACGCTGGGTACGGACAATTTTTAAACGAAAATTTTGTATATCTCTTAGAGAATTTTGCCAATACATCTAGTCCAGCAAATCCACTTAAAGGGCAATTATGGTGGGATACCACTAATAATATTCTAAAAGTTTGGTCTGGATCAAGTTGGAAAATTTCTACTGGTGCTACAAGTAGCCCAGCAAGTAGCCCTCCTGGTGATTTAAGTGCCCTGGGCGGAGATTTATGGTTTGATACTACAAATAGTCAATTAAAGGTATACTCAGGTAGTGCGTGGATAGTAGTGGGACCTACAACTACTCCAGCAACTGGCGACACCGGTGCTATTCCTGCATTAGTATCAGACACTAGTGCCGGGACACATATTGTAATACAATTTAAAATTTCTGGTACTATCTATGCTATTTTCTCTAAAGACACATTTGCTAGTAGTTTAAGTGGGTTCGCTACAATTAAAGCTGGTATCAATTTTAGTACAACTGCTAGTCCAAGTTGGGGAATAAGTACACAGGATGTTAATGCAACTCCTAGCACATTAATAGTACGCACAGGTGATGGCTCAGCCAACGTATATAATCTTAATGCAACCGGTACCATTACGGCAGGCGCCATTGTTGCTACAAGTATTAGCTCGCCAACTGGAACAAGTACATTTACTGGTAACTTAGTGGGTAACGTACAATCGGCAACAACTGGTACATTCACAAACATACAAACTGGCGGTATAACAGCCAGTGCTGGATATACTGGCACACTTTTAACTGCTAGTCAACCAAATATCACTAGTGTGGGTACTATTGTTAATTTAACAACAAGCGGAACATCAAACTTAAATGGTTTAGTTAAGTATAACGGTACAGAAATTGCTACATTATCTAGTATTCCGGGCGCCCAACCAGCCATTAATGGTATACCGGTTGGTAACGCATCACCTAATACTGGTACATTTACTACATTAACTGTTAATACCAGTTTTCTTCCAGCTGCTAACGTAGCAGTTGATATTGGCACTTCGAGTTCATGGTTTAGAAACATTTATGGTACCGCTATACACGCTCAATATGCCGACTTAGCAGAACGTTTCCATTCCGATGCAGAATATGCACCGGGGACAGTGGTTGAAATGGGCGGTATAAACGAAGTTACTCAAGTGGTGGAAGATTTAAGCGAGCAAGTGTTTGGTGTCATAAGTACTAATGCTGCTTACTTAATGAATTCTGGGGCAGGCGATGATGTAACACACCCTCCAATTGCAATGAGTGGACGTGTTCCGGTTCGTGTAATCGGGCTAGTTACCAAAGGCGATCGGTTAGTTAGTGCCGGTAACGGTCTGGCTCGCTCGGGTAAAAAATCAGAATTAACTTCATTTAACGTAATTGGCCGTTCATTGGTTAATAAAACTACTAATGACGAAGGCGTAATAGAAGCAATCGTAAAGATAAATTCGTAACAGGATAATTAAAATATGACGTACTCACAAGGCGGGTTAATTCAAGCCACAGACTATAATAACTTTGTGGGCGCCAACCCATCAATTGGAACAGGGACAATAAACTCTGTTTGGTCAACTGGTAGCGGTAGTGCAGGGTATGGCCAGACTGCAATTAGTCAAGCTGCTGCTACTGGTGGTACAGTCACTGCCGCACAATGGGCAACATTAATTAACACATTAAATAGTGTGCTTACTCACCAAGCAGGCGCTGGCTCGGGTATTAGTGCAACTACAGCAGGAACAACAATTACATATCTAGCTACATTAGCTACAAGTATTGGTACAGCATGGACGAACCGTTTAAATTTTGCTTCAAACGCTGCAATTACAACAGGTAGTGCATTAAGCACAACGTGGACTAATGCAACAACATCAGTGACATTGACACGTGCATTTGGCGCTCGAGCTGCTTTTGCTTCAGCCGATCAAGCACGTTACTTTTTTAATGCAGGCGGTCGCTTAAAATTAAATGTAAGCGGAACTCAGAGTGCAAGTACAACAGCACGTACTAATGCTGCAATCGCATTATGTACAGACTTAGGTGGTGTTGGGTTATTTTCGGCTAATACAAATGCTGGCCGCACAGGCACGGGTGGTACATTAGGGACCAATGCTACTACAATTGGGTATCATACAAGTACATATAATGCTAACGTAACATTAGTAAGTGTAACAAGTACCACGGCTTCGTATACAACAGATACCGCGAGTATTTCGGTTGTAACAAACGGTACACAAGGCACGAACAACGATCATGGGTTAAACGTAGACTTTTGGGTTACATTAAACAGTACCCAGGGTGCCGGCGGCCTAAGTTTTGATGACAGTTTAGGCATCAATGTAATTCGTTCAATTGATATTTCTTATCCAGAAACAACCAACTTAACTAATACCTGGGGTACAGTGACTATCACCTCACTATAATACTTTATAGTAGTTGACATCCGGGCATAATTAGTGTAAACTATATTATGCCTTTTTCTTATACAATCAAATGACTGAAATAAATCAACTTGTGGAGCAAGTACGCCTTGCTACTGACTATCAAATTAATAAACGCATTTTACGCGAAAAGATCCAAACGGATTTACATATTGCACACCGCGGTGGCCTGTTTAAAATTACCCCCGAGTTAATTGCATTTCTTGATAGCTGGCCCAAAGAGGTTGAGGTAATTTATTTAGAAGATACTTATAGTAATCCAATCGAAGCAGACCGTAAAATATTATTAGTTCAAGCACAGCAACACTATCAAAAAGTAATGAATGCTTGGCATCAAGAACATGACGAACTCAAAAAAATCCGCAAAGTCTAGGGGCGTAGTAGCATTTGCTGCTAATACAGAAACCACCGACTATGTTTCAATTGCCGAACGTACACTAAAGCTGGCTAGTAAGACTTTAGGATTGCCGTATACCTTAATTACCCCTGAGTCGCAATTGGAGGGGAATTCTCGGTACGATATAGATACAGGCGAATTTGTACAATGGCGCAATGCTGGTCGTTACCAAGCATACGAACTTAGTCCGTATGATGAAACGATTGTAATCGACGCAGACTATCTAGTGTTAGATGACAATTTATTAAAGTTATTTAAATGCGAGTGGGATTATCGAATAATGAAATCTGCACATGCATTAACACAGGAATTCCCCACAACAATGGGACCAACAAGTTTGCCGTATGTATGGGCCACAGTATTTGCATTTAGACGTACCGCTCACGCAGAAATGTTTTTTAAACTTGTTAAACGAATTCAAGACCATTATGGGTATTACAGAGAACTGTTTAACATAGAACAACGCAACTTTAGAAATGACTTTGCATTTGCTATGGCAGATATAATTTTAAATGGGTATGCTGTAAGCAACTACGGAATCCCTGGGCCAATGTTACACGTAGATCAAAGTATAAACAGTATAACACCACTGAATAATATGCTGGTTATTAAAGATAATACACGTGCGTATGTAGTACCTCGTACTAACTTACATGTAATGAGCAAACAGTATTTGCAAAGCGAACAATTTAAGGAGTTTATAGACCATGAGTTGGCATAAAGAACAACAAGGCTTTGTAACTTTTGCACAGAATACTTGTAACGTAGATTATTTAGAGCTAGCCTATTTACAAGCAACAAACATAAAAGCAACACAAAAAAATAATCAGTATGCGGTAATTGTTGACGCCGCAACTAAGGAGAAGCTAACTGAAACTCATTATAATGTTTTTGATTACGTCGTTGATATTCCTGTGGATCATAATGATCCCACTGATACTAGAAAGTTTGCTAACGAACATCAAGTCTTTTATCTTACACCATTTAAAGAAACGATAAAATTAGAAAGCGATTTATTGTTTACACGTAGCATAGATCATTGGTGGACTGCGTTTAGATTAAAAAATATTTGTTTAAGTACTGGGTGTAAGAATTATATTGGCATCAATAGTACTGTACGCAAATACAGAGAGTTGTTTGACGAAAACAATTTACCAGATGTGTATAATGGATTAATGTATTTTAGATTTAGTCAAGAAGCAAGTAAGTTTTTTGAGGCCGCTAGATATATCCAACAAGAATGGCAATACGTAAAAGCCGGACTTAAAAAGTGTATAGAAGAAAAACCTAGTACCGATGTATTGTATGCACTAGCAGCAATAATGGTCGGGGAAGAAACTTGCACAATGCCTAGTATGGATTTTTTAAATTTTACCCATATGAAACCTGCTGTAAATGGTTATGCAGAAGATTTAACCTTTACGGAATCATTTGTTACAGAGAAAGTTGGCGATATGATTCGCGTTAATAACATTAACCAGTTACACCCATTCCACTATTACGAAAAAGACTATGGATCCAGAATTCTTAAAAGCACTTGAGCTAGTAGCCGAATATGATCAACAACGTCCTAAAGTTGTAAAAGAGTTTAGGTTGTATTACAACGAAGATGGTAGTATAATTGGGTTATGGGAGTCTGACCACCCAGAGGGCAACTATATTGTCTTAGACGATACTGGATTTTTCCATACTACTAATACTGCACAGCTTCGTGTAATAAATGGTGAATTAAAAAAACTTGATTTTAAAATACCGCTGACATCTAAATTAATAAAGAGCACACAAGGACAACGAGTAGTAGCAGGCAATGCGGCACTAGTATTATACCCGGAAGAAGAATATAACAACATAGAGTATTATGATAGAAAAACAAATAATTGACGTAGCAGATTTAGACTGCATCTATTTAACATATGATGAACCTAATAAAGAGGCTAACTGGATTGCTATTCAAAATATGGTGCCTTGGGCAAAACGAGTGGACGGCGTTAAAGGTTCTGATGCGGCACATAAGGCGGCCGCTGATGCAAGTGATACTAACCGTTTTATTCTTATTGACGGTGACAATCTGCCAGACCCTACTTTCTTCAATGCACAGCTCACTTTAGACGAGTCGAATAAAGATTGCGTATTCCGTTGGCGAGCACGTAACGCTATTAACGGCTTAATGTACGGTAATGGCGGCATGAGCTGTTGGACTAAAGACTTTATCTATGCAATGCGGACACATGAAGCAAGTGATGGCACAGATGAAAATGATGTGGAATTTTGCTTCTATCCTAACTATTGGGCAATGAACGATTGCTACTCAACAACATACCCTAATCAAACTCCGTTCCAGGCCTGGCGAGCTGGGTTCCGCGAAGGTGTTAAGATGTGCTTGGATCGCGGAACTAAACCTACATTAGAACAATTTGAAAGTCGTGTACATAGTCGCAACTACGATCATTTGTGTATTTGGCAAACAGTTGGAGCAGACGCAGATAATGGCTTCTGGGCTATATATGGTGCACGTCTTGGAACATATATGATCATGTTAGAAGGTTGGAACTATAAGGAAGTGCAAAACTTTGATACACTAGCTAAGTTATGGGATATATTTAAAGATGACGATGCAGATGCATGTAGACGTATCGGCAGTACACTACGCACACGCTTAGGATTGCCTATTGTTAATATGGGTGCAGAAGAAAGTTGTTTCTTTAAGCATCATTATAAATCGATATTTAAAAACTTAGGGCCAATGGCCAGAGAATAAGATGGTTATTGTAAAAACTCTTAACTCTAAGATATGGGAAATAGAACAAAAAATTCTTGAAATTATTGTTGAGTACAATACCACAGGAAGTGTAACTATATCCCTCAATGAGGAAGGCCCGTGCTGTAGAACTAATGGTTTTTATACTATATTAGATAATATTTGCGAATCGCTAAACTTTAAAAAATCAAATATAACGATAATAACCAGCAATCTTGAAGAACACCACAACGAATACGATATTCGAGTAACTGAATCTCCGTGGTTTACATGGACACATGATTCGGTATTACATAGTAAATATTATTCCGATGTATTTAGAAATAAAAAACAATTAGATAACCTGTTTGGTTTGTTTGTGGGTAGGCCAAATTGGAATAGATTATGTCTTTTATCGCATTTAACATTTAACACAAGTTGCGACTCATTGATTTCGTGCAATGGGTCATGGAATCACGATGATTATAATGTTATACGATATGACGACATAGTAAAATATTGTCCTACAGAGTTAGAAAATATACAAAAGTTTCTCAAATTGAATCCAATACAGTTGCCTAACGCAGTATTTGATAAAGAGAATTTTCATACTAATGTGTCGGCATTGTCACATTACAATAGCTTTTTCATTGAACTAGTATGCGAAACATATACTAGCGGACTTACTTTTTTCCCAACAGAAAAAACAATTAGACCTATGTATGGGTTGACACCGTTTATAGTATTTGGTCCGCAGGGGTACCTAACAAATTTAAAAGCTAGATATGGTTTTAAAACATTTGATAAATGGTGGAGCGAGGATTACGATAATTATCAGAATTACGACAGAGTTAAACTGATGTATCAAGTCATTGACCAACTTGACAGTTTATCTAGCTCAGAATTACAAAGCATGTACGCAGATATGCAAGGTACACTAGATCACAATCATGCTAGATTAATGGAAATATATGACAAATAAAAGTGACTTTATGGCATCAGCAGAATGGATGAAGGACAATTTAGGTCCTGCACTCTGCTTGGCTAAATGGAAACAAGTAAGCCTACACTTACCCACAGGACTTAATAACTCCTGCTATCACCCACCACTGCACCCAATTGATGCTAGTGTGCTTAAAGATAATCCTGGCGCATTGCATAATACTGAGCATAAGAAACAACAACGTGTTATTATGCTTAAACAAGAAAAGCCTAGCGAGTGTAGTTATTGCTGGAACATAGAAGCACACGGACAATTAAGTGATCGTCACTATCGATCGGGTGAAAAGTGGGCTGCTGAAGATTACGATGTAATCAAAAACTCTACCGGAGAAGAAAATAATGTTATTCCTAGTTATGTGGAAGTTAATTTTAACCACGCTTGTAATTTGGCTTGTAGTTACTGTAGCCCGCAGTTTTCATCGACTTGGCAAGCAGAAGTCGATAAGTGGGGAGGATATCCTACAAGCACTATTCATAACGATAGCAGTCACTTTACTGGTCGCAACCGTCCTATACCTAGTCGCGATGCCAATCCCTATGTTGATGCATTTTGGGAGTGGTGGCCCGAGCTGTATCCACAGCTAAAACATTTTCGCATGACTGGTGGCGAACCATTAATGGATAAGAATACATATAAAGTATTTGACTATGTGCTGGCGTTACCTAATCCAGAACTACACTTAAATGTAACTAGTAACTTCAGTGTAGAAGATGCATTAATGGAAAAGTATCTAGGGTATGTTAAGAAATTATGCAACACCCAAATTGAACACTTTATGCAGTTTGTTAGCTTGGATTCTGGTAAACGAGAACACGCTGAATATATTAGACATGGAATGAACTTTGAACGGGTAACACGAAATGTTGATCGTTTCCTAACAGAAATTCCATATCGTAATAGTTTAACTTTTATTATTACAATGAATAATCTAAGTGTCTTAGCAATACAGAGACAATTAGAATGGATCTTGGGCTTGCGTAAAAAACATAGCACAACCTATCAACGTGTTTGGTTTGATACACCACTACTACGCACACCCACTTGGCAAAGTTTACAAATACTACCTGAAGTGTACGTTGGTGTATTAGAACGTGTAGCAGATTGGATGGAACTTAATTTGGAAACAGCAGACAACCCATTTCAGGGCTTTAAAGATTACGAAGTACAACGTATGCGTCGTGACATAGACTGGATGAAGGAAGGTCGCAATTTGGACCAAGATTATGTTAAACTGCAACGAGCAGACTTTTATCGGTTCTTCAATGAACACGACAAACGTAGGCAAACAGATTTTTTAACGACCTTTCCTGAAATGAAAGAGTTTTGGAACGAATGTAAATACCATGCCCAGAATTAATAACGAATCGGATTTAGAATACAAACGCAGAGTAATTGACATCAAGTCAGAGTCCTTCTGCGGAGCAAAATGGTATAATGCTACTATTTGGTTAGGGTCGGGGATGACTACAAGTTGCCATCATCCATTACCGCATAAAGTAAGTGTGGAAGATGTACTAGCAAACCCCAAGGCATTGCACAATACCGCCAAGAAGAAATTGGAACGTGCTCAAATGCAAACGGGCGAACGCCCTAGCGGTTGTGAGTATTGTTGGAAGATTGAAGATATAGGACGTGATAACATAAGTGATCGCGTTTACAAAACAGTTATATATGATGATAAGGATTTAAATGATGCGTACAATTTGGATGCAACTGAAGATGTTGATCTCCAGACTTTGGAGATTGCATTTGATCGTACTTGCCAATTCGCTTGTAGTTACTGTAATCCTGCTTTTAGTAGTACTTGGGTTAAAGATATTAAGAACAATGGGCCTTACACCGCATTGGTTTCAGATGGTAGAAATCACTTTACTCATACTCATGATAGTAGTCAATTGTATAAATTCAGTGAGGTTAATCCGTACACAGATGCCTTCTTCAAGTGGTGGGAATCCGACTTGCACAGAACACTCAAAGAACTCAGAATAACTGGCGGCGAGCCGTTAATGTCCGGGGAAACTTGGAAGCTAATCGAATGGTTTAAAACTAACAAAGGTAAGAGTAGTACCCGACTTGCTATTAATAGTAACCTGGGCACAGCCGTAGATATCAGTCGGTTACTTGATGCAATAGATGGGGTAGAAATAGACTTATACACTAGCAATGAAGCAATGAGCTTACAAGCAGAATACATCCGTGATGGACTAGTATTTGATGATTGGGCAAACAATGTAGAACGTTTACTCAATAGTGGTAAATTCCGTGGTCTTCATGTTATGTGTACAATTAATGCATTATGCTTGGATAGTTTAGATAGTTTCTTAGAAATGGTATTGAATTGGAAACGTGAGTATGGCAAGGATGCAATTAACTTCTCGCTAAATATATTACGATTCCCAAGTTTTCAATCACCGTTAGTGTTACCCGATTCTACTAGAACTTTCTACAGAGAAAAATTACAAGAGTGGTTAGACCACAATTATAGCAGTGAATTTATGCACGGGTTTGAGCGTGATCAATTGAAACGATTAATTGATTATCTGGATGTAGTTAAAACTCCACACCTTGGCGCCGCGGAACAATCAGTACTACAACAGGACTTTAAACAGTTTTTTGAACAATACGATCACCGTCGTGGTAAGAACTTTACAACAGCATTTCCATCGCTAGCAGAGTGGTACAATACATTATGACAGACAATACAGTAGCAGGGTTTTATGATAAAGGGTATGACTACAATGCACGTGCCCCGTATTTCATTGAGCGTAGTGAATTAACAGAAGAAGAATATCGTAAACTAACACATAGCGAAACATTTTGTATGCTTCCGTGGATGCACATGCATGCCTTTCCGGATGGGCGTGTATATCCTTGTTGTTTAGCAGACTATTGGCATCCGGTTGGAGACCTACGCAAGAACACAATGCGTGAAGTTTGGAACCAAGACAAGTATAAGACAATGCGTAGCAATATGCTCGAAGATAAACCTTGTGTAGAATGTACTAAGTGTTATGAACAAGAGAAGCACGGTGCATTTAGTATGCGTAACGATGCTAACCGTAATTATGGCCATATGATTAAGGAAATAGAACAAACACACGCAGATGGTACGCACGATGAATTTAAAATTCGTTACTGGGATGTTCGCTTTAGTAACTTATGCAATTTCCGTTGTCGCAGTTGTGGGCCTATCTTTAGCAGTAACTGGTATAATGATCATGTAAAGTTATATAATCGCAAACCTGATGTATTGGGTCGTGACATGGAACGTGTAGAGTATGCTGCTGGGAATGAAGATGCAATGGAAGCACAAATGCTCGAGCATGTTCCGTTCCTTGAACAAGTATACTTTGCTGGAGGTGAACCTCTAATCATGAAAGAGCATTACGCTCTATTAGAGAAGTTAATTGATGCAGGTAAAACAGATATTCGTTTACAGTATAATACAAACTTCAGCGAAATGCGTTTTAAAGACAAGCATGTATTTGAATATTGGAAACATTTTAAGAATGTTAGCGTGGGCGCAAGTTTAGATGGCATGGGCCCACAAGCAGAGTTAATCCGCAAAGGTGCAAACTGGAAACAAACAGTAGAAAATCGTGAACGAATGATGAAGGAAGTCCCGCATGTAGATTTTTACGTTAGTTCCACGGTTAGCTCAATGAATGTATTGCATGTACTAGACTTCCATAAAGAGTGGACTCGACTGGGATTGATACAAGCAAAGGATTGGAATATTAATATTTGCCAAAGTCCCGAATGGTATCGTTGCGATATATTCCCTAAGGAATTTAAAGAGAGTGTAATTTACCCTGCATACGAAGAACACATCGCCTGGTTAGAACCGCAAGATAGTTTACGTAGAGCAACAACAGGTTATCAAAGTTTATTAAGTTTAATGAAAGATAATCATGCTATAGAGCATTGGCCACGCTTTGTAGAAGAAACCCAATTGCTTGATAATTTACGTAACGAAAGTTTTTGGGATACCTTTCCTGAGTTTGCTAGTTTAAAATGATTAACTATAGTGATATACGTAGTGTACATTTAGAAATAAGCACACGGTGTAATGCGGCATGCCCGGATTGCCCACGCAACTTTCGTGGCGTAGATATTTTAGATACGTACCCTGTACTTGATATGAAGTTAGGACAAGTAAAACAACTATTTTCTGTAGAATTTATTCAACAACTAGATACACTATTAATAAATGGTAATCATGGAGACTTTGTTACAGCATCAGACGGTTTAGCAATAGTCGAATACTTCATTGATTCTAACCCCAATATACAAATTGAAATTAGTACTAACGGTAGTGCTAAACCTAATATTTGGGAACGGTTAGGTAAGTTAAAACAAGTTCGGGTTGATTTTAGATTAGATGGCCTTGCTGATACTCATGCATTGTATAGACAAAACACCGACTTTGAGTTTATACTAAGTAACGCCAAGAAGTTCATTGTTGCCGGCGGATGTGCGACATGGGCAATGATTGCATTTGACCATAACGAGCACCAAATTGAAGAATGTCGTACATTAAGTAAACAGTTAGGATTTGATAAGTTTTGGTTAGTTGATCATGGGCGCAATGCGTTTCCTGTGTTTACACCAGATCGTAGATTAAGTCATGTAATTGGCAACTTCCAGGGCAAAACAGATTTTGATGAGCTATGGAAAGATAGCCATGTATATCTTAGTGATCCAGGCGGCGCAGTACGTGACGAACACGTTAATAGAAAAATTGATTGTTATTCTATTAAGAATAAAGAAATTTATGTATGTGCCAATGGAGAAGTATATCCATGCTGTTACTTAGGGTTCTATCCTCTTAATAGTAATCGGAGATCGAGTAACAGACAGTTACAACCTATTATATCTAATAACAATGCATTAGAATACAGCATTAAAGAAGCAATTGAATGGTTTAATAAAATAGAAGAAACGTGGAACCTAACAGTACCAGAGGGTAAAATATTTGCCTGTAATGAATCATGTGGAATAAGAGAATGACGCTACCAAAAACAATATGTATGCTACCGTGGGTTAGCATCGAAGCAAGTCCAATGGGCACAACACGCCCGTGCTGCATGGCACACGAAGAAATTACAGATGCTACCGGCAAGAAATACGAGTTAAATGAAACTAATTTAGAAGTAGCATATCATAGTGAGTATATGCAAGACCTGCGCAGACAATTCCGCCGCGGAGAAAAGCCTGCAACATGTAATCGTTGCTGGGAAGAAGAAGATGCTGGCCGAGATAGTAAACGTATACACAGTCAAGTTCGTTTAAAAGAACTATATAAACAAGTAGACTGGGCAAACGATGACCCTGATCAATTATGGTTTGTTGATTTAAAGCTAGGCAATATCTGTAACTTAAAATGTCGTATATGCGGTTCGTGGTCTAGTAGTAAATGGGCCGAAGAAGAACTTGCATACATGCCTAAAGACTTTAACAAGAAAGAGCATATTGCCTATACTTGGTTAAAGCAAGGTGCATGGCCACGTAAGACCGAAACGTTCTGGGATAATATGAAAGCATTATTGCCTAACATCAAGTACTTTGAATTTACAGGCGGCGAACCTTGGATGATACAAGAGCATTGGGATTTATTGCAATATGCAGTAGATAGTGGCTACAGTAAAGATATTGATATTCATTATAACACTAATGCAACACAATGGCCACGTACAAAAGACTTTGATGCATATACATTATTTCAACAATTTGGTCGTGTAGACATTGCATTTAGCATAGACAATGTGGGTGATAGATTCGAATACGAACGTTATGGTGCCGACTGGAGTATAGCAAATAGAATTATCGACGAAGTACATTTGTATAAAAATAATAGTATTCCCAACATCACTACGCAATTATGCTTTACTATAAACATACAGAATGTTTATTATTTAGATGAATTATTAGACTGGGCAGAAACTAAAAACTTTGGTAGCATATACTTTAACATGATGCATAGCCCAGATCATATGAGTGTACAACAGATGACTCCTATTGCACAAGAGTTAGTTCTTAATAAACTAAAAACAACATTTTGGCGTCGTGCTCACTACCAGCAAGAAATAGATAATGTGATTAAGTTTATCGAAAATGGCGCAGGCAGTGATGGTCAAGAGTTCTTATTTAAAATGCAACGCACAGATGCACATCGTAAAGAAAACTTTATGGATACCCATCCCGAGATAGCACAAGCAATGGGTTACTAATGGATTTATCTAAGTTAGTTGATCCTAAGATGTATAAACAATTTGCTGGAACAAGTTGGCCTAGTTACGAAGAATTTATTGCAGGCGAAAAAGGATCAGCTGATAAAATTATTGCTGAAATTCAAAATTTTATTAATATTGCAACATCACGATATAGTAACCTACGTGTTAGTGATGGCACCGCACTGGCAGAAGAAAATCAACAACGCCAACAACAAATATTCTATAGTAAAAATGTTACTGCCACTCAAACTTGTAGGGTGCCATGGAATACATTGGGCATAAACAATAATGGTGAAATTTTTATTTGCCAGAGTCCAAGTTGGATTCCAAAGTTCGTTGGCAACATAACTAAATTAGATGATATATACACAGCATTAAATTCTGAGATTGCACAAAGTATCAGACAAGAGATTTTATCCGGTACATATCATTATTGCAATGAGAAAATATGCGGATTCTTTGCACAGTTACCTAAAACAGAGTATAATATTAATATTGCAGATACTACAATACCTACAGTTATAACTAGTGATGTATTATTAGTAACCCAAATTCCTAGAGATATAATTTTTGACTTTGATTATACATGCAATTTTAAATGCCCTAGCTGTAGAATAGAAATGATTAATTGGAATAATGATCATTTACGTCGTCCAATTAATGATCAAATAGTAGAGCGTATTAAGCATTTAATAATTGATAAAATTGAGGCTCAACCTATATCAATACGATGGGCAGGTGGAGAACCATTTTTAAGCGAACCTTATCTTGAAATATTTGATTACATAATTAAATCTGGCAAAACAAACATACAAAATATAATTCAAACTAACGGGAGTTACTTAAACAGTAAGGTAGTTCAAAATTTGTTACCATATATTGCCGAACTACGTATTAGCTTTGATGCAGCTTCTGCTGAAACTTATGCAAAAACACGAGTAAACGGTAACTGGGCTAAATTATTAGACAATGTCAGATACATTACAAAATTAACAAAAGAATTAAATGTATCAACTAAAATTTCTGCAGACTTTGTAGTACAGTTAGATAATTATAAAGAAATCCCTGCGTTTGTTGAATTATGTACAGAATTAGGCATTGACAATATTAATTTACAAAAAATGTGGAATTGGGGGACATGGGACAATATAACATTTGAACAAAATAATATCTATAATCCTAACCATCCGTTATACGAAGACCTTAAATACTATTATCAATTAGCAGGCAAACAAATATTAAATGGATAATCAAGAAATATGTTTTGTCCCCGGCGGTGGGGGCCATTGGCTCAGACTACTTATTATATCATTGGAATTTAATAAGTTTGTAGTAAAACCTATTACTAATACATTTCATTCTGATATACAATCAATGCAAGTATATATAACACATAATCGAAATAGTACAACTGCAATTTTATTCAATGGAGCTGCATACTTTAATATTTTTTTAAATTTTATAAAAAAGAATGAAATAAGTAGTACATCAATTGGGAACTACATTGATATTGCAGCTATTCGTGCGGCTGATCTTTTAAGTTATAAATCGATGAAAACCGACATAGATTTTAATTTAATCTTTGTAGATGAGAATAAATTTATTGATAATTTATTTAATATATTAGATAGCAGGCACATAATATACACAAAAAATAAAGATATTTGCTATCAAGCAATAGCAGAATATAAAAAAACATGTGCTAATCCAGAATTATATTTTGATAACTACGATTCAATTGAATGGTTAGGTTGGTGTCTAGGTATTATAAAGTTAGAAACAGGTTGTCTTCCGTATACGGACTCAATTGATCAAGCGAAAGAACTGCTTATCATTGACCGCGACTATTACAAAAATTACACAACAGATAAAATGGTAAAACTAAATGGATAAGCCACAAACACTATGCATGGCACCGTGGGTACATACGTATCTAAGTCCGCAAACTGAACGCCGCATGTGTTGCGCCAGCAGAGAACCTGCACAAAACTTTACGCAATATATAGACACAAAAGCTGGTACTGGCAAATATATACCAATCACTCTGGATGAACATTGGAACAGTGACCACATGAAATCAGTGAGGACTCGTATGATGGCCGGGGAAGTATTACCAGAGTGTGAGGTATGTAACGACAAGCTACTTAACACCAGTGTTTACCGCTCGTATTTTGACAGTTTATTCGGTCATAAGTACTTACAAGCTATGGAACATACTGATGTAACAGGCTACACGACAATGAAACCAGTCTCGTGGGATTACAGATTTAGCAATCTTTGTAATTTTAAGTGCCGCATGTGCGGCGACATGTTGTCTAGTGCTTGGGAAAGCGAACAAAAACAATATGGAATGATCGACTTGACGAATCCTAAGAATAATTGGATGCGTCCTGAAGTCAAGGTAGAGATTGAAAAATTTCAAGACACCCAGGTAGAGCAAGAGTTTGCTACTGCTGTTGAGGAGCACCGAATAGAGGAGGTGTATTGGGTGGGAGGTGAGCCGTTAATGTACGAGCAACACTGGCGGTACATGAAACGGATTATTGAACTTGGAGATGGAAAAAATGTTTACGCTAGATATAACACTAATCTTAGTCGCATTAATTATCGCGGTATTAATTTGTTCAGGGATATTTTATCTGGGCTTCGTGACTGGCAAGTCTGTGCAAGCATCGATGGCACGGGCAGAATTGGAGAGTATATTAGATCAGGTCTTAATTTTAGTTCATGGCTTGAGAACATCCGCGAAGGAATTACATACCACAATCACAGCCGCCAGATCCGTTTGGACTTCACTCTTACTACACCAGGACTCTTTGAAGTTCAAAAGATACAAACGCTTGCCGAAGAACTCGGAGTAGATGTTTTAGCTAAAGTGGTTTTTAGTTTTTCACCTGATATTATTATGTCGCCCTTAGCACTACCCCGGAATATATTACACCCGTGGATAGACGAACTATTGGATGGCCTCCCGGAGACATTGCGAACAGCCCCTATGCGGGACATACTAATTCAACTTAAAACTAGACCCACTTTTGCTGAACAATGGCCCAATGAATATCAAGCGGGTTTATTAAAGGGCAAACTCCGTATAGAAGAACTTGAAAAAATTCGAAAAGACGTGTATACTTTTAGAGATATAATGTCTGAAAGACCGGACGCATTGGAATGGTATGACTCAATTGCTTGATCAAATAACAATAACTTTAAAAAATGACACCACTGGTAATTTGTTGCCGGTGTATATCAATGTCAGTGATAATAGTCTAAGTCGCAAATGGCTTACTGCACTAAACGACCTAATTAAAAAAAATTACCATTTGGAAAAGAACTATTGTTTCCTTGGATTTATTGAAAGTGCTCGTAACGCAGAGTATATAATGAATCAAGTTAATCATAGTATATCTGCTATTAACTTAGCTGGTTTGGGATACCAAATTGATGATTATTTTAGTGTAGCTAATACTATTACACCCGATGTTGATGATGATAATATTACTGGCCCACTAGTACATGATAAGTTAAACATGCTACACAGATACTTTGAAGATTTACAGGGTGTTAGCGGCCATATGTCAGAGTTCTACAATAAGGCAGATAATCGCACACGTTGGCATATACGTCAATTAAATTTGTTATGCCATGAGTATGAAAGTTTAGTATTGAGTATGCGTAAGGCAGTACATGCACCAGAATGGCGCAGACCTAGTCAATTAATGTGTTGGTTTAATGCGCCGCGCTTTCTACTAGATAAAGAAGACTATGAATTATTTGGTATTGAAACAATCAATCGCCCGTTGGGTGGTGTATTTGTGGGAGTAAACAAAGCAGTAGGTAAACATCATTATGAAGTATTCATGGACGAAGGTATGTGGGGAACCGATGTCGATAACTTAACTACTAGTACATTAAATAGTCAAACAGAAGCCGCCGGCGATTTTGACATTGAGTGGGCAAATGATCCAGGTGCATACCATTGGCAAATACAACGTTTAGCAGAGTTTAGACAATGGTTGATTAACAATAATATTGATCCCAACGATAAAAGTCTAACTATTGGGCATCCACAAGTAGGGCAAGTAGATCTCGTTAAGAGTTTTGGATCTACTAACTATCAAGATATATGGTCTTTAGTGGGAAGTCATTTAAATGTACACAGCATTACAACTGGCGATGCCACAGCAACATATAATTATAATTGGTCAGATAAAGATTATATCGATCAACAAGTCCGTGTAATTTACGAAACTAGATGATCATACTTGGCGGCGGTGACAGTTTTATTTGGGGATCTGAATTAAGTGATTGCCTACATCACGGCCCTAACGGGTATAGCCGATCAACTTGGATATCTAAATTAGCTGAACAACAAAATATTGAATACGCTTGTGTTGCTAAAGCCGGAGCTGGAAATACTGTTATTACTAGAAATGTTGTTAATTTTTGTGAAACAAACACAGATGTATTTCCGATAGTGCAATGGACATGGCCATTTCGATTTGATTTTACGGTTGCCAACAACCGGTGGGAAACTATCGGTCCCTGGCAAGCCGATGAAGAACATAGACCTGGGAACGAGTTAACTGAAGATGATGTCCTATTTAATTACGCAGAACAGAATAAACAAACTGCAAAACATTCGGGTATTAACGAATTAGCTAATATATTTTTTAAACATGTAGGAGCAGAGGAATACTGGCCCGTGTATTCTACACTTAAAGAGATTGTATTTTTACAAAATTATTTAAAAAATAAAGGTATTCCGTACATGTTTAGTTGTGTTGATGCGTCAAGTATATTATATAACTATACAGTTGAAAAATTGAAAGATCCGTACATAACAGATCTAATAAATCAAATTGATTTGACTAATTGGGCTTTTTTTAAACCGGGCACTAACTGGGGAGATACCAAAACTTCAAGAGGTTTTTACCAGTGGGCAGTAGAGAATAAATATGCTATAGCCCCGGGTGGGCATCCATTAGAGCAGGCACATTTAGACGCATCCAACATAATGCAGGAGAAATTCAATGAATTGGTTAAAAAGCATATACAATAGAATTACATTAGAGTTACGTTACCGTAAAAAGTTAAAAGAACTACGTAAACGAGATCCATTTATTTACAAATGAAAATACTAGCAGTAGGGTGTAGTTTCACATTTGGCATGGAACTACCGGATTGTCCACCCGATACATTTTACGTTGGAAAATTTGCCAGTAAGTTAGCTTACCCTCAATTGTTAGCAAATGATTTAAATGCAGAACTTGTAAATTTAAGTTTACCTGGTGGTAGTAATAGTAGAATTTTTCGCACAGTAATGGATAATTCTACTAGAGAACATTATGATTTAGTTATATGTCAATGGACTGACATTAGTAGATTAGATATAAGATACAATCAACGAGATTTTCCAGTCACAGCAAACAGTAGATGGCTTGACCAAGAATTTCCCTGGATAAAAGATTATTTTAAAAATCATTATGATGATGCTCATAGTTATCAAACATGGATAACGCAATTAATTGCATTACAGAGCCATTTTAAATTAATGAACCAGCGTTACCTATTTTTAAATATGGTGCCAATGCGGTATCCAGTGGATAAAGAGTTTCAGCATCTAATAGATCAAATTGATACAGATTACTATATTGGGTGGCCGCAATACGCATTAGTAGATTGGATGGGCGATTGTCCTAAAGGCCCAGGCGGACATCCGCTAGAATTAGGACATCAACGAATAGCAGAACATGTCAAAGAATATATTAGGAATCTCGGCTGGCTTTCATGACGCCGCCGCAACAATATTAAACAATCAAGGAGAAATCTTATTTGCTGGGCACTCAGAACGCTACAGCAAGCAAAAGAACGATCCCGATATACATATTGACTTAATAGCAGAGTTAGGGCAATGGGATATCAATCACATTGCATACTATGAAACTCCGTGGAAGAAACAGTTGCGTCAACTATATTCGGGGCAGGGCATAGAGTGGAACAAGCTAACTACCAACAGGATACTAAAAGATCAGTTGCGTGGATTTTTTAAAGATTCCTCGGTTAGTACACACAATCATCATTTAAGTCATGCGGCAGCAGGATTCCAAACAAGTCCATTTCATAGTGCTACAGTAGTTGTTATTGATGCAATTGGAGAATGGGACACTATCAGTATTTGGGGTGCAGAATACAACATGGGTCGTGCAACCTATAAAAGGTTGTGGGGACAAAAGTATCCGCATAGTATTGGATTGTTCTATACCGCCATGACACAGGAAATAGGATTAAAGCCCAACGAAGATGAATACATCACAATGGGCATGGCAGCATATGGTAGTAAGGTAGCAAGCGTTTTAATGAAAATGCAGTTAGTAGAAAACGAGCATGATATTACATTTAAAGAAAACTTGCATACAGGATTAAGCTGGGACTGGCGAGAGCATTATGATATAGCAGATATTGCCAGTTCTGCTCAGGAACTTTGTGAGAATTTGATATATAATGTAATACGTCGTGCAAAGGATTTTAACTTTAGTACGAATTTGGTATATATGGGCGGTGTTGCCCTTAATTGTTTAGCTAATAGAAACCTTGGTGAGTATTTTGAAAAAATTTGGATCATGCCTAATCCTGGCGATGCTGGTAGTTCTCTTGGTGCAGCCGCACTCGCTTACGGCGGACCAGTTAAGTTTAACAATGCGTTCCTCGGTACAGAGATTAGCGGACCGTACCCTATCAATGCCATCCTCGATAGCTTACTCGGCGATAAAATCACTGGAGTTGCTTCCGGAAGAGCCGAATTTGGTCCCAGGGCCCTTGGTAATAGAAGTCTCCTCGCCGACCCAAGAGGACCAAATATAAAGGATCAAGTTAATGCAATTAAACACAGACAAGAATTTAGACCATTTGCGCCAATCATTTTGGAAGAGCATGTCAATGATTATTTTATTATGCCTGATGGCTTCACTGATACTAGGTATATGCAAGTCATTGGTATTTGTCGGTATCCTGAATTATTTCCTGCTATCGTTCACCATGATGGGACTAGCCGTATACAGACAGTACCAAAAGATGGATCGGGAATTAGAGAACTATTAGAGAAGTGGTATGTATTAACAGGTTGTCCTATGTTGCTTAATACCAGCCTAAACATTAAAGGTGAACCAATGGTTAACGACCGGTTAGATGCAGACCGATTCGAACAACGATACGGAGTTAAGGTACATTCATGATACGCATACTAATAATGGGACTTCCGGGATCCGGAAAAACTACATTAGCATTAAACCTATTAAGTAAATTACACAAACTAGGACATACTGTAGAATGGTTTAATGCCGACGATGTACGTAAGCAGTATAACGACTGGGACTTTAGTGAAGCCGGGCGAATTAGACAAAGTGTACGTATGCGCGAGTTAGCAGATAACAGTACATCGGATTATGTTATTGCAGACTTTATAGCACCGTTGCCCGAAATGCGTGATATCTTTTTTCCCGACTATCTAATATGGGTTAACACAATAGATGAAGGAAGGTTTGAGGATACTAACAAAATATTTGTTGAACCCGATCGGTGGGATTTAAAAGTAGATGAGTTTGATGCAGAGTACTGGTCTAAATGGTTCATTGAGAATGTACTTGAGATACAACAATGTCTTTAAAATCATTGAAATCAAAAGACGCTTTGAGATTAATAGTTAATTCATTCCAACAACTATCTAGAAATTTGGGACTGTGAAATAACTCATAGTTATAATCTAAGTCTGCTTGCATTTCAGTTAACATAGTTTCTAATTCTGGTAAACTAAATTCACATATTCTTGCTAGTTCGTTACTAATAGCTTCTAGTCGTTGCATAGGATCTTCAATATCATCATAACTTTCGTTAATCCACGGTGAAAATGTACGGAATCCATAACTACGTAAATATTTTAAATTATGTGCAGGTCCCACTAGTATAAATGGCATACGACTTACAATAGGTTTAAAAATTTTCTCAGTTAAATGATCGCGGGTATGCCAAAAACATGTTTCGGTTACTACATAGCAAAAACTTTCTTGAGTTTGTTTAGTAGCACTTAACACAAAACTATGATTTGGTATGTATTCTTGATCTCGGTAATCAACACGAAGTGGTAGTTTGATATTGTTTATATTACTAATAGCATCGGTAGCGACACTCTGTGGTATTAACTGTTGAGTAACTAATTCTTGTATGTTGTCTTGATATGTCCCGCCAAGTATACAAGTATCGTTATAACTAACATATCCTTGATCTAATATATTATGCTTAATCAATTCACTAATAAGTAAACTACGATAAGCACGTATGCCGCTAGTTAATCTGTTAAAGCTAACATACTTTTTAGTTAGTTGGCGTTGACTAGGGATAACTAAACTTGAATCGTATTTACTTCCGCGGAACCAATCGTGTGCAGCAAATACATGATGAAAATAGTAGACCACTGGGCAATTATATTTTGCTCGAATTTGATCGACTGTGGGACTATGCTTTTCGGTTGTGACTAATATAAATTTATCACCATCTAGAAAGTTATTGCATACATAATCAAGTAACGTATAATTATACTCGCCCAGAATAGGTTCTTGATCGTAGAATACAAATAATGGTCCACGCTTTCCGGGCCAATGACTCATATTATTCATTAAGAATTCTAAGTTTTCTGGTTGAGTTGATCCATAAGGCATTAGGTAAAGTAACCTAGGATCTGTTACAATAGTGTTTAAGTATTGAAAGATATTCTCATAATGACTGTTAAGATTATACATGTTTGATGTTTTTTATTTTGGACCAAAACCCGGCTTGTTTGCTTTTGAACAACCTGCGACTAGTCTTGACGATGCTTCTGGTAAAAGTAGAACTGAATACTACTGGTATATTTATGGTGGCAACGATTTCAAAGGCTTTGACTTTGATTATATACCAGCACCATGGCAATCTCAATTTACGCATGTATGGCCTACTCAGTGGGTAGAGTTTTACGGTGCATATCTAGTACGTAAAGATATTACCCAATTTGATTATCATATACATCCTGTTGTATTGCCAACTAAACATTTCCCGGAAAATTACAAAACATTAGCATCTGGGGAGTTTAATTATTCCTGGAGTCCGCATCCGTGGGATCCTCCATTAATATATGTATTTGGCAACCAACACTATCCTGCTACTATTATGCCTACTATAACTTATACAGTACCTGGCGCAACAGAAACAAAGTATATGGATTTCCCAACAGCACACTTAGCAGAAGATAGAATCAATTGGGAAATACTTGAACCTATAGACGAAACTGAGTGGGACTGGTCTTGGGTCCCTAACCCTAAAGACCCTCCTTATATATACGACTTTGGTAATCAATGGAATCCTCCCGAATATAAAGCAAGTGTGCGTTATCGTGTACCTGGAGCAACAGAAACAAAGTACATGGATAAACGTACTGTACGTTTACCACAACCTGTGTTATTTAAACACAATATAGCCGTAGCAGAGTTTGATTACTCGTGGGAACCTAATCCATTTGATCCGCCAATGACTTATGTATTTGGCAATCAATGGAATCCTGCTGTGCTAGAACCTACGGTTGTTTATACAGTACCTGGCGCAACAGAAATAAAATACATAGACGATGTTGTTGCTCGAGTAGCCAAAGATATGACTCCGTGGGAATTATTAGATGATGTCATTGAGTTTGATTACTCTTGGCGTCCTAACCCAACTGATCCTCCTTACACTTACGTATTTGGTAATCAATGGCTAACTCCAGAGATGCGTCCTGCATTACGGTATCATGTTGCTGGCGCTACAGAAATCAAGTACATAGATGAACCCAAAGCAAAACGCACAGGTGATCCAAGTAAGTTCCATCCTAAGCATCCTTGTACGTTTGATTACTCGTGGGAACCAGATCCTGGTAGCCCTCCTTACAATTATGTATTTGGCAATCAATGGTATCCTGCTGAGATCATGCCTACAGTAGAATATCCAATGACAGGTGCAACGGAAACTAAGTTTGTAGATGAACCACGTGCAACACTCCCTGATTATCATGATAACCACTGGCATACATTAGAAGATTGCGAATGGGATTATTCATGGGTACCAGACCCAGGTGATCCTCCAATGATATATGTATTCGGTAATCAATGGTGGCCATCAATTAAAATGCCTACTGTAGAATACCACGTCGCGGGTGCCACAGAACGCAAGTACATGGAATATCCTACAGCCAAGTTATTAGTCAACAAAGAGCCGTGGGCATTACCGGAAGAAATAGATGCTACTAATATTGACTTTAGTTGGGTGCCAGACCCCAACGAAACTCCGTACATATATCATTTTGGTAGTGACTATCAAATTAGTACAGGATTAACATACACAGTACCTGGTGCAACAGAGTTAAAGTTTGTCGGGGAACCTCCTAAGATTATAAAAGAAAAGAAATCTATAGAGGTATTAGACATCTTCTTTATAGATAAAAGTAATGCCACTGCACAAACACGTTACGAACTATTGCAGACTAAGTATCCTAAGATACAAAAGGTACGTTATGCCAATAACATAATGGATACTATTAAACGTTGCATTACTCGTGCTAAAACTAATAAGTTTTGGGTTATTAGTAGTGAGTATGATTATACAGAGTTTGATTTTGCGTGGCATGCACAACCTTGGCAAACGTACATGACTCATGTATTCCCTAGCCAGCATCAAAAGTGGTCGGATACATTCTTAATAAACAAGTGGGAGTTTGAACGTCATGGTAAGTGGGCAGAATCATTGGACCAATTCCCTAACTTAAACTTTGTTAAGGATCAAACTGTAAGCAAGCCCGATAACTTGCATAATATCTACTATGTTGACCATGGTAATCAAACAAGCCGCCATCAATATGAATACTTACGTACTCAGCATCCTGATATTGTTAATACACGTTTTGTGGACAACTACTTAGATACGTTTAAGCGTATTATGACAACAGCAGAAACAGAGTATGTATGGATTATTAACTCTGTATGCGATTACAGTACATTTGATTTTACGTGGCAACCAGAGCCTTGGCAAAAAGAAATGATACATGTATTTCCTAGTGGATTAGAAGATCGTGGTGATACGTTTTACATACATGTAGAATCATTTAAAGCACAAATGATTGAACTAGATCTATTAGATTGGTTTAATGTTATTAACTACTGTCACGACCAGATTATAGAACGTTTCCCAGATCCTGTACATTATTACGAAACAGATGATTTAATAACAGAAGTCAAGAACTACGATTTTAAATTTCCATATGCAACATTCACAAACCAAAAGGATCTACAACTTAAAGTTACACCATGCTTATGGACTAAAAAAGATCGAACAATTCGTCGACTAACACGTTCCGGGGCTACCTGTGTAGTACCTCGTGATATCAAAGCTGATTTGAAGTCGCAAATTTACGATTACCCCTTCATAAGTGACGAAAAACCTATACTAAATGAATATTATCCAGGCAAAAAATTCTCTGGAATAGAGATAATATACATATCCAATGGCGAACCAGACGAAGAGAAATGGTACGAGCATACTTGCTATATGACTAACTATAATGTTAAATGGGTTCGCGGGGTAAACGGGCGTACTGCTGCTTATCAAGAAGCTGCTAGACAAAGTACAACACCTTGGTTCTTTGCTGTGTTTGCTAAGTTAGAAGTTTTAGGTAGCGACTTCCCGTGGTTCCATTGGCAACCAGATTACTTCCAAGAACCTAAGCACTATATCTTTAATAGTCGTAACCCTGTTAACGGATTAGAATACGGACATCAAGGCGTCGTTGCGTACAATAAGAGATTGGTATTAGAAACTAATGCACCGGGTATCGACTTTACATTGAGCCAGCTGCACGAAGTAGTTCCTATACTTAGTGGTATCGCACACTATAATCAAAGTGAGTGGATGACATGGCGTACTGCGTTCCGCGAAGTAGTTAAACTTAAACACTTTATGGCTGTACAACCTACACTAGAAACAGAGCATCGTTTGCGTATATGGTCGGATGAAAATTATTTAAAGCATGTGGAGTTTGCTGAGTGGAGTGTGCGTGGTGCACTTGATGCAGTAGCGTACTATAATGAAGTTAGTGGAGACTACGAAAAGTTGAAACTAAGTTTTGAATGGGCTTGGCTAAAACAGCATTTCGATAATAAATACTAAATGATTATAACTGAAGTTACCTCTGCACAGTATAAAGAAATTGAATTTGTTTGCGTAAACCCTAAATTCCCAGATGCAACTGATCCTGCATTGCAAAAGATGATGTATGCAGGGTTACAAAAAATTCCTGGAGTTATTCCTTTATGGCAAGAATGGGGAGATTACAGCGAAGGTCAATTAAGTTTAAGTGCAATATACAAAGATCGTAATGCCCGTAATAAAATTCTAATGTTAGCAAAACAGTTAGGCGTTTCTATAGACTTAGAACAACCTGTTAGTGATGAGTATGTAGACCGTGCTATTCGTGGAGAACACGAAGGGCAACAATCCTAATTCAAGTAAGCAGTAATACTATCAACTACTAACTCTACTTGGTAGTCTGAGAGCTCTGGGTATATGGGCAATGAAAGTGCTTCCTGTGCGTGAGCACTACTACCACGCATTAAATCTTTTGCATAGTCGATATAATCCCATCCCACTGGATGTTCAAACAATGGTTGTTCGTAATGTATTTTAGTTTCGATGCCTTTACTAGCTAAGTACCCTTGCATTTGACTACGATTGCCTGTACGTATAACAAACTTATGCCAAGCATGTTCTACATCTCGGTTAGGCAGTAATACATCCACCCAATCAGTTAAATGTTCTGCATAGAAATTGGCAATCTCTCGACGACGTCGTTGCCAGGTATCGAAGTACTTTAACTTAACAAGCATTTGAGCACAATCTGCTTCGCTCATTTTGCTATTTGTGCCAGCCCAGTCGTGTTGATTTATTTTACCATTGTCACGCAAAGATAGGCAAGTCTGGTATATATCATAATCATCTGTTAGTATCATACCACCCGAACCATAGTTAGGTAAGTTCTTTGTGGGATCAAAACTTAGTACGCTTACATCTCCTAGCTTGCCACTAGGAATACCTTTATATGTAGCGCCAAATGATTGTGCCGCATCTTCAATTATCTTAATATCGTTACTAAAAAACTTACTAATCACTTGTAGCTTATCATAATCTAATACATTTCCAAACGTATTAACATACATAATAGCATCAATGTCGCCATCTAATGCATAGTCTATATTTTCTATATCTAGTAATGCATTATGGTCTACATCACAATACACAGGAGTATTCTCTGCCATTAGTACGGAGTTAAGTGTAGCAACAAAACTAATACCTGGTATCATAATGCGACACTGATGAGCAATATTAGAATGTAATCCCAGTGCATGTTGGGCGAAGATTAACGCTTGTGTTCCTGAATTAACTGCTACAGCATATTGACGCATACACCGTGCAGCCATCTGACGTTCAAACATCTGTGTGTAAGGCCCATCTAATACATGCCCGCTTAGATATACACGATCACTAGCATCAAGGATTTCATCTCGAATTTCCTTGTACTGTCTTGCGATACCAATAAAGGGTATATCGTAACTCATAGTGAATTAAAGTATTGTAACCAAGTATAATATTGTTGGAAACCTTGTTCAATGTCAATTCGTCCATGGTACCCAACATCTTGACCTGCACGAATATTGCTCATTGTGCCGCGACTAGGATAACGTGCGTTAGGTTCACTTATAACAATCCTGCCTCCACCGGCAATTTTAACAGCAAGTTCCGCGGCTTCTAATAGTGTACGACCATTACTGCGTGTAATGTTATATACTCTTCCATTGGATTTGCTACTCAACGAAACTTTAGTAATACCATCTACGCAATCGTCTATGTAGGTAAAATCTAATATTTCATCTGGGCCGCATACATTCAATTCTTCGTCACGCATAGCACTAGTTAGGAATTTACTTACTACGCGATCTAATACATCCTTGGGTCCATATACTGCACTAGGACGTACAATACTATATTCCATGCCTGTACGACTACAATGATCTCGAGTAATCGTTTCGCCGGCTAATTTAAGGATACCGTATAAGCCCTTTGGATTACACTCCATGTCTTCATATCCATACATATTAAAATCGCCATATACCATACTAGAACTAACATATACAAACTTATCAACATTCCAATCTTTGCAACACTTTAATACATTTACTAATCCGTGTGTTAGGACACTACAACCCTCGGCTGGATTCTCGTCTACTACTTTGGCTCTAGGGAAAGCAGCACAATGTACAACTAAATCTGGTTTAAACTTAGCGAACACTTCTCGCATTGCTTGGATATCTCTAATATCTACATGGTCTACTGTATGATTTAACATACCGCAAAGTCTTGCATCATGTAACGCTTCAATTTCCTTCTCGGGCACAATACCGTAATTAGTAAAATTATCTACCCCTTTAGTATGATGCCCTAAGTTATCAAACTTGTACATCAAATTATGCCCAATAAATCCTGCTGCTCCAGTTACTAATATGTTCATACTGCCATTTCTGCTTTAATTGATGCATGGCTAGTATATCCATCTAGATTGATATCTGCCATAGTAAACTCAGTGATATCTGTGATATCCTTGTTTAATAGAAGTTGTGGTGCAGGAAATGGTTCACGATCCAATTGTTCTTTAACCTGCTCTACATGATTCAAATATATATGTGCATCTCCGAGTACATGAACGAACTCGCCTACACCCAATCCGCAAACTTGAGCAATCAAGTGTGTAAGGAGTGAGTAGGATGCGATGTTAAACGGAACTCCAAGAAACATATCGCATGATCGTTGATATAGTTGGCATGACAACTTCTGATCTTTACTAACATAAAACTGTGCAAGAACATGACATGGTGGCAGGGCCATTTGGTCTAATTCACCAGGGTTCCATGCAGATATGATATGTCTTCGTCCATGTGGATCTTGCTTTAAGCCGTCAATGAGTAATTGTAATTGATCGATTTCTTTAAAATGTGTGCTACCCTTACGATTAAACCAAGTGCCAGAATCATTCTTAAATGTTTCTTGTTTATGTTCCACAGGGGTCCGCCAGTGACGCCATTGTACTCCGTATACACGACCTAAGTCGCCCTTATAATTAGCCTTGGGTTTCCAATATGGTGCTTGGGCATTAGGAGTCCATATAGTTGGCTTATAACTATCGGCAATTCCGTATGTAATTTCTGCTAGTCTTTGATCACTGCCCGAGCCTTCAATCATCCATAGTAGCTCGCCCACGCAAGCTCGCCATGCTAATTTTTTAGTAGTTACTGCCGGGAATGATTTTGATAAGTCGTACCGTTGTTGCATACCAAACATACTAATAGTACCTACTCCGGTACGATCGTCTACTTGTTGTCCTTGATCAAGAACTTGTTTTAGCGCATCTAAGTATTGTTTCATAAGTTTAGCTCTTGTTTAATGTAATCATATACTATTTTATACCCATGACGGTCGGGATGTCTATTAATAAATCCCGGTTGTTTAAAAATTTCTTCCATTTGAACAATTGAGTCAAATTCATCGATTATATGTCTAGCAAATTGTTGTGGATATTCTGCCAGTTTAATAGAATCAATACCCCATAATCCAATGAATTGAAACTCTGGGTACTTACCAGATATCAATTCAACACATGAAGGAATCAATGGTATTAAATTAGAATATTTAATAATATCGTCAATGAATAAACTACCACACCCGCCGATTGCGTATATAACAGTATTAAATTGTTTTGATAAAGTATCAAGTTCGTTATAGCGAGTATTTGATAATTGCCTATATAGATTAATAATACCACCTGCAAGTTGAACTGGATTAGTTAGCGGATATATAACTCGATTTTTATCATCGGGGTCGGGTATAACAAGATCCCTAACTGCCTCGGTTTGAATCCAAAATATTATATCGCCATCTTTGTGCGATGTTTCTAAATCTAATCTTAATCTTTGTATAGCAGTACGATTACACATGCCGCCAACGGAAGAATTGTTAACAGTATATCCATCATTGGTGAAATATTGTTCTATTCCTTTGTGAGATATTCCTGTTACAGTTCCGTTAACGTTATTGTATTCACCACCCCCCCAACTATCACCAGCGATGAAAATTTTAGGACGGGATTCTCTTAAAGATTGATTCATATACGGTAAATGTTGATTGAAAATCTTTGCTTACATGCGCTCTGACTGGGCTAAATCCTGTTAAGAATTCTTTTACATATATACGTGTATCACATCTATAAGTTCCTTTAATGTGAGTTAAATATATTCTATCTAATAATGGTTTTGCAACCTCGATTAATTCGGCCCCACCTATAACAAATATATGTTGTCCAGCATGTTGCTTTTCGATTGCTAGTAGTTGCTCTTTAATGTCTCCACTAAAGGGCATAGCATACGTTACTGGTCTATGAGTAGCAACATATACTGTACGATTAGGCAATGGTTTAGGCATCTTAGGATCATCCCAAGTCTTACGACCCATTACAACTACTTGTCCTGTAGTTAAGGTTTTAAAATGTTGTAAATCTTCAGTGTTATGAGGCCACGGCAATGTACCGTTAAACCCCATACCGCCGTTAAAGTCAACAGCAAATATGGCATTAATCATTTATAATCTTTCTTTTGGTTCTGATTTTTTAAAATCAAAGTTAATACTATTTACGTATTTGTAATCTATATCATTGACATACGATATAGTCTCTGGGGAGAGTTCTATGGTTGGAAAATAGTTAGTGAGCATTTCTAAGTGCTGAAGTGGGGTTGGATGTAAATCGATTGCATCGTCTGTATTATAATATAAATGTCTATTTTTATTAACTATTTCTTTAAAATTTTGTATTTCAAGAACAATATCATTATCTAAATTAGATAGTTTGTTATCTAATATATCATCCAAGGAAGGCCATGCACTACCGGATAGTCTATTATATAAATCTAATAGATTTCTATTGTTTAACTTTTTAATTGTTTTAGTATTAAAGTTAAATTTTACTTTTTTAATTTTATCTAATGTAGGAGTATAAATTTTACCTGCTTGAAAGTCTTTGTCGTAATCCATAAAAGATAACATTTGATAATTTATTTTTTTTAGTTCTAGTAATTGATGTACGGCATTAAAGTACGCATAACTTAGTATTTCATAACCCCTGGGGCAACTTAATAAATTATTAGAATTATTTTTATTTACATATTGATTAACAGTATGACTCCACTCGTTAAATTGATATGCATCTATTCTGCCAATTCCCGACCACATAATTAATATAGTGTCGGTACTTGAAATGTTATTTCGTTGTAAACACTCAATAATAGAATTAAAAATATAATTATTGCCGGCGCCAGGTCTCCCCCAATTTTCGTAGTAATTAAAGTTACTACCAAGTATATCTGCCCAAGTTGGATATGTATATGAAGTCATACTGCACCCAAACGTAAACAAACGTCCTTGGTAGTCAAACATTATAAGTCTTTTAGGAGTTGATCAGTGAAAGGTTGTATTACTTTTGATACTGCTTCGACACTGATATGAAAATCTACATCTTCAATTACATCGTCTAGTGCTTCTAATTTTGCATTAATTAATTTTTCTATTAGAGCAGGATCTTCGCCTTCTTCAATCATCTCTTGGATGTTAACGTCAACACTGGTCCCGTCTTTTAGATTAACTGTAATGTATAGTAGCACACCAATTGGGACTTGCTCTTTGTTTACTTCTTTTAAGAGCTTTTCCCACTTGGCTTTACTTGTTATATTAAGACGCTTGCTTTTTGGTCGGCGTGGCTTTTTTGGCTCTTGTGGTTTTGACATTTTTCGCAGGGGTTAGTGATTTTGCTTCTTCTGTCAATCGTTGAGCTTCCGCTAACAATGACATGGCTTGTTTTTGCATCGCTTCGGCTTGAGTCAAGCGTTGGGCGGCGATATCGCTATCACTTAATACAGCATCTTCTGGTAGTACACCTTTGATGTATGCAACAGCACTAGCATTTGCATCAACATCAAGATTTGTACGACTTTGACTTGTATTATTTGGTGGCATACCAACTTCACGGCCTTCACGTACTTTTTTACGTGGAGCCATTCCTGCTTCTTTGTCTAACTCGGACAAACGCTTAACTGCGTTTTCACCAGTTTCCATCTCATCTAAGATATTGTTTAGTTCATCTAAACGCACAGAGCTTTTACTTGTAGGAGTAATTAAGATCTGGCTTGTTGGCACTTTCTTAATAAAACCTTCACGGTGCATTACTTCTAATGCGTTACGGCCATCGGCCATTACTGTACGAAACAATACATCACTAAAGTCTGTGGCGTTTTGTCCAATTGGGCTTTCCAATGCCTTCATCACTTCGTCGTGAATCATGCGTGGAAGAGTATCGCTATACGCTACTAGTGCCATATGGTGTTCATTTGGAACCTTGCGCCATAACAACACAATCTTTTTACTGTTGTGTTTACCGACATGCTTAATCATTTAATTTTCCTTATTCTGCCGCAGGTGCCGGAGCATCTGTAGCTGGTGCTGGTTGTAGTGCACCACTAGCTTGTAGGAATGCAACTAAGCGTGTATATAATCCGCCCACTGCTTCCATTTCTTCTGCTTTGATTGCGCCGCGCTGACTTGCAAGTTGAATTACTTGTGCTGCAAGTAATAGATCTTGCAGTTGTAATTGAACTGCTGTTTGTTCTGTTTCTACTGCTGGTGTTGTTGCTTGGTCTGACATTTGTATCTCCGTGGTATAAAATATACATATATTTAATACCTATAGCCAGACCGGAAAAATTTTTACCACTCGAAATCGTGCTTATTAATTTGATCTAGTATTAAGCTAAACATACTAGCTTCTCCGGGGATTTCAAATGCCACACATTTTTGAAAGTTTACATTACCCTTGTCGTCTTTATAGTAACGATCTCCGTACCAAAAACGTCCCATTAAGTTAGACCATACCCAATCGGATATAGTCTTTTCGGTTGCAGTTAACTGAAAATCCACACGGGTAAAATGTGGAGGACAATGCTCTAATTGTCGTAAGCCAAATACAGCTAAGGGATTAGCCTCGCCGTATTTAAGCATCGTGAATATTACCGCGTTTCTTGGGCTCGTGTGCGGACCCGTCTTGATCTACAATACCGGTAATGTTACCATGTTTACGCTTCTCAATTGTAGGGTCTTGATTAAGAATATCTAATCCTTTTTCAATACCGTCCTCGCTTGCTTCTACAATAGTGAACTTTTGATCGCTTTGATTGTGTTCTGGTATGATTAGACGATCGTTAAGCAAGTCGGTTGCTTGACGTACAAACACTTCGGTAACATTATACTGTTTGGTATATTGTGCAATCTCTACAGCTCGCATAAGATCATCTAAACAGTTTTCGATATCAAGCATACGGATTTGCAAGTCTAATGCCAATTGACGTGCGGCCTTAGGTTTTAAATCTTTAGGGTTTTGAAATTCCATTTGTTTCTTCCTTATCTTTTTCTGACCAGCTTCCGCTGAAAATAATTGCCACTACAAAAATCCATGCACTTGCATCGCACTTAAAAACTAAGAAACTTGCAAGCCCAAACAATAATAAATTATAACATAAAATCATTAATTTGTCGATGGAACTTACCATTATAATGTTGTCCTATCTTCTATGGCTTTCATGCCAAAGATTTCTCTGATGCGAGCACGACAACTTACGCTGTCGGACTCTGCAATGCAGATATTAATAATACTTTCAGCAAAAGATTCAATTGGAAGATAGTCAACATCTGCCATCTTTTCCATTTCTCTGCCCCATGCATCCTCAGCTAAGTCTTCAATTTTACTGTGCATGTTCTTTAACCGTTACTTCATAATTAGTATCGATATTAACTGCTAACAGTTTAATCAAATGTGCTACAGCCGCATCGTTTAATGTAAGTGTAATACTAGTAGGATAACCAACGGTAAGCTGAGTACGTCCATCGTCATTTATTCCTACAGTAAACAATGCTTGGGTAGGATTCTTCTGTCCCGGTACTTCTACTGGTGTAACATAATTCATATTAGGTTGCTCCTCGGTTCCATTTTTAATACGATCAATTAAATCATCTAACCGATCATCGGGGTTTCTAAATAAATTCTTAAAGTTAAACATCTTTGTCCTCAAACGCTTTCCATTCATCGTATACGTCCCAAGCCCAAGCAAACGGACTAAGAACAATTAATACAGGGATGGATACAATAAGCAACGGTAGCATTAATAATGCGCCTAAGGTCTTACCTACTGCACTATGGCAAAACCTCAGGAACAAGTATTCAAAAAAGTTCACTTTTCAGCATCCTCGTAGTGAGCCCATACGCCAAACTCTGGTTCTGCTGATTTGTTACCTTTAATAATCCAAACAGTATCACAATATAGTTCTACTTCTGCAGGACTCCATCCGTAAAAGCAAAAGTCAGTGAACATAATCAACTTCTTAGGTTCCATATCGTGATCACGCAAATAGTTCCAAACACAATGCGGATCTGTACCACCGCCGCCCCCGGGTTCAAAGCCAGAGATATCGTCTAAATTATCTGAACTGAATACAGCTACGTTACCAACTTCAGTATCCCAACCCATGACTGTGATCTTATACTCATCGTATGCTTCCATAATACCTTTGATTTCTGACAAGAAGATCTTTAAGTCTTGATCTGTAATACTACCAGACGTATCAATACCAATAACAACATCAATCTGTTCGCCTGGCTTCATACCTGGCATAACAGCATCCATATGCCAGCTTCTACGACTTGGACGTGCCCAAGTAAAGTCAGATTTAACTGTAGACTCAATTTGTTGTTGCAACAGCTCGCGCCAATCCATTACGGGTTCGATCAAATCCTTGATCATTCGACGAACACCGCCTGGCAAATTACCTGCACCTACACTAGTTGCCGCGGCTAATACAGCTTCTTTGATCTCGTCGCGAATTTCTTTCTTTTCAGCTTCTGTAAGTTTAGGACGTCCATTACCTTGGCCAGATTTGTCGTTTTCCTCGCCGTCGCCGTCACCATCTTCTCCTTCGCCGTTACCATCTAAATGCTCATCTAGTAATTGCTTGAGCAATTGATCAACGTTGATTTTATCTGCGTTTGCATATAAGTCGTCGTAAACTTCTTCGGCGCACATACCTTTGTATTTAGAATCGTATAATGCAACAGGGATCTTATCACCAACACGTTGTTCTACCAAGTCCCAGTTTACACAATAGTCATCGGCAATATTCCACAGTTTAGGATCACGATTACCACGACGTCCCATATGGTCATAAACAGCATGTAATACTTCGTGGCCTACTAAGAATTCTAACTGCTTCAATGGCAAGTTATTAACGAATTCACTATTGTAATAAAAACGACGTCCGTCTGTTGCGGCAGTAGGACACCATTCGTCGGCGTTAATTAAGCCCATACGGGTAGCTAAGTTACCAAAGAATGGGGCACGAAGTAACAAACCGATACGTGCAGTAATCAGCTTCTCACGAGCTGATGCGTCTACTTTGGGATCTGTTACTGTTTTGACTTTGCTTTTTTCTGCTAATGTAGACATTAAAATGCTCCTTTATTTTCACTATACAACTATTATAACATATTGAGAATTAACGGTCTGTAGTCTAAAAACAACAGATTAAACTCGACTAAATGGTTTGTAAACAGCACCATTTTTGTGGATGCGGGTAGTATCTGGGCTATAGTTATACATCTGGCCAATTATTTGTAAGTATCCACGAACATGATGCTTCATCTTATACTCTGGATTGTAGGCCTTACTTTGAGCCAAATACCAACGAGTAAAGTCTGTTGCCAATACTACTGCACGGATTACTAGATATATATTATATGCTACAACTAAAAGTAAAACTAATGCAACGAAACCAACTGTAATTTTACCGATAATTTCAAACATTTAACGATCCTTTAATTTCACTATACATATATTATAGCATTTTGGGAATTAACGGTCTACCAAAAAAGAACCCCATAAACAGGGGCTCTAATTAGAAATTTAGCTGGATTTTACCGTGTGCAACGTCTAATGTCATAGTGTAACGACACAATCGGTTCCATTTACGATCACCTAGTTCATACTCGTGTACGTTAATTGCATGCCGCACCACAGCACCGGTTTTAAGACTCTGCACTTCCCATCCGTAGTAACTATACCGGAAGTTATACGCACCTGTGGCAGTACGAACCTTAAAGCGGTTATCTAATGCGTCCTCGCGATTGATACCTTTGTACCGTTTATCGTCGCCGATAGTTTCTATCTTAAAACTTTTAATAATCTCCATATTACGAGTGCGTTCTTGTTGCGCTTTCATGCGATCTAACTTGCCGCCGATACTAACAAGGTCCTTGCCTGTCAAGCCCATGAGAGTAGCGTATTCAACTAAACCACGAACTTGGTCCTGCTTTTCTGCAGGAAATCTTTTAAAAAATAATTCATCTTCCATATTACCCCCATTGCAACATAAACGCACTCAGCGTTTCGTCGTCTTTAAAATATAAACGCATTTCGTTATGTTCGGTTTGCCAGGCCCAACGAGTTGTTGATTCCATTGCACATTGCCCGTCATTGCCACGTGGTTTTGCAGTTAGTACAATCCACTTGGTTTCGCAACCTGGACCAAACACTTCGTGGCACCAGTTACGCCATTCTTTAAACCGTTCTATCCTGGGTTCGCTACCCCAAATATTAAACGTAACTTCTACGTGATACGCCATAATATTATAGCAAGTGTGGCGTCGATCTAACTTAGTTACTTTCATCTAGTGCTCCACTTAACTGTAAGAAAGTCAACACACTTGGATCACGTAAATAGATTATTTCTACGCTATTGCTTGGATACTCATTATACCAAGGATGCGGATTATTATACATAGCAAACTTAGTAGGACCATAAAGTTCTTGCAACTTGCACTTGACAATATATGACCGATATGGATTACCATCGTATGGTTCATAAAAGTGTAGTGCTACCCAATAATTATTAAATTTGCATTGTGTATAACGACGATCTAGTTTAATTATTTTCATCTTATAAAAACTTCAATGCAAATAGTGTAGCAACTTGGTGATCCTCGAAATAATAATACCTATCGCAGTCTGTGACATTCGTGGCAAATCCAGGGCCAGTAACATTATGGGCAAAATATCTACCAGGCTGGTCCTCCTCTAGCCAGCTCATGAGTTCTTTATACGCAGGGGTGAAAACAACAGCGATCGGAAGGCATACCTTTGCCCACCCACGATCCTCTAAGGTCTTAACTTGATATCCGTTCCAAAATCTCACTTTTGACTCCTGCGTTGCGCCATAATACGTTCCATATCATCTACACTACTCGTACTAGTTACCTTAATTACAATAGGTTTACTTTTAGTATTATTAGCAACTGCTGGAGTAACATCTTGACACATATCTTTATGTTCTAAACTTCTCGATACCTTGCAGTCCTGACCATTTACAGTACTAACAACATGGTCTGTAACAGTCTTACCTGTAGTTTCGTTTACTGCTACACTTGCGGCACCAATGCCCATCGATACTAGCATTGGCACAGCACACCCTTGTAACAGTAAAACAATAAGAATAGCCAGGTATTTCACTCAACTCCAAATTCAAGTTTAATCCGCATAGCTTGAATTTTCCTATCATCTCTAATTTCACGATAGCAAGTATGCGGATTATCCTCGGTAATCAACTTAGCACATTCCTTAACAATCAATTCAGCAAACTTTTCTAGCATAAATCCTTGGCAATTATATGTATTCATTGATTCGCCCATTCCAAATTTAGACATATCACCTATTGGATTCATTCCAGCTTGTTCAGCAAGTTGTTTAATCTTATTGTTCAAATTAAACCTTTTCTATCTATATAAGATTCATTGACTACTGCCTTACGATTGTATGCGATTTCGTGCGCTCTATTACTGTCAGTAAACACTCCGATAACTTCGGTGTTGTCGACTACAACATAAACAGTTTCTTTAGTGCGCTCAAACTCTGCATTGCGCTCAAACTGCTCAAAAAGTTTTTTAAGTCCAGTGTTCATTACTTGCCTCCTTAATTGTCAGTTAACCAAAGCATCCATCGTTAACCGCTTGTCCCGCATCGTAACCGGCATCGTATCCATTGTCATACGCATTCTGCCGCCTCTCGTCCCATTCTGCTTCGAATTGGTCAAGAGTCATTTCGCCTGCTACGATTGCGTTGAATAGCTCGTTCAAATTAACCATCATCTGCTCCTTTATTTTCACTATACATACATTATACATTATTGGGAATTTTGGGTCAACCATAATATACGGCCGTAAAAAAGCCCCAGTTACGGGGCTTTAGGGTGTTGTTTTTAGACTACAAATTATCCCAGCGGAACTAACACTTGTATAATCTCTTGTCCCATGCGATTTTTACCCCCGCTACGCACACGCTGGCTACCATACTCGGCCACGGCCGCTTCACGACTCATACTAGTCTGTTTCCATACTGAGCTTTTTGGATCTTGGCGTTGCCCATCAACTGTAGAGGCTTCTTTAACACCTTTTTTCATGGCATCAAGACATCTCAACACACCGTTCCATGAAGGATCTCTTCCCATATTAGCCATCATCAAGGCATGTTTGTATGCAGACTTCCATCCCATTTCGGCCACAAGGTTTTTACAGTATATTGAAAGATCTTGTGCTTTCTTGCCCTCCGCCACACCTTGTTGATCTCGCTTAACGATCTCAAACTTGTGTCCATATTTTGTGTGTAATAGATGGGCAAGACATTTTGCTAACTCATCTTTTGCTTGTTCAAGCGAATAGTTTCCAGCAAAAACGTCTTTTTTACCGTGTCCGTTAGTTCTAATAATGTTGTATCTGGAGTTAGAATCTTCTTCAAATGTGCTTACAGGTGGAATACGACTGCGTGATTTTTCTTTTGCCATTTCACGAGCATAAGCTTCTGGATTATTCTTCTTTAAATCTGCTAAACGCTTC